GTTTAAACAATGGCAATGTTTTTGAGCTTAAATCTATTTTACGTATTTGTTTTATATTGTTTTCTTGATTTCCCCTATATGCCCACTTCTGATTGAAGAATTAATCCGTCATGCTCGATATAAGTGCACTAAGCCTTTCTGAGATAATTTCGTAAGATGTTACAAAATTCATAGAGTAACTTTTCACATCATCAAAATCCCATGAATGCAACTCTATCAGTGTGGTGATAATTCGCTTAGTTTTATCTGTCAAGCTTCTCTCTCCTTTCTTGGAAAGTAAAATCAGTCTTTCTGCAAAACTTAAAACAGCAGAATCTGATTCAGCTGCATTATAGACAACAGTATAATCATCATGTGTCAACATAACATCAAATGTTTGTCTTTTAAGATCAGAAGTGTTAAATGCTATGTCAAGAATGCTGGATATCTTTCTAATGAATAATTTGCAAGATGATTCACAAAGTATTCTTCCGTCTTCATCTTCCAAGAGGTTTATCAATCCCTGAATATCAATGAGGTTCCCCCCCGTACCAGATTCCAGCAAAGAATCCATATCAATCACCTCTCTGACTTCAGGGTCCTCCTCTCTTTTATCATTCACCCTCGGTTCTTTTGGAAGACCACGAGATCTAAAGAGCTCGGATATGTGTTTTACAAGTTCGTCCTTTGAATCTTGCATTTGAAGAGGTATCGATTTCCAATTACAAAGGGGAGTGTCTATTCTGAATTTAAGTATGTTGTTCTTTATCACAGAATCGTAAAACCGACTAGATGTTTGCAGATTAAGATTCCTTGCCTTGACTCTTGAGCCGACAGCGGAGAGAAGGCCAATTGATGATGTTGTCTCATCCATCTCTGACATGCTTGTTGCATAATCCGTCGTTGAAAATCCCTCTGGTATCATGTCAGAAATGTCGACATCAGCATTGACCAATTGGAAATTGAATATGTCATCGAAATCACAGTCCTCAAAATATTGCATTTGAGGAGCCTCTTGTTCGGCCGTTCTAATTAATTCGACAGAGTAAAAACATGATTTTGGGTATTGCGATGTCAATTGAAGAGTTTTAACAAGACTTTTGTCAAACCATGATAAGAAGTCTTCTTCTTTCTTTCTAATCGCAAAATGCATTGCAAATATCTTCTCGTCAATAACAGTGTCAGTCAACCAGCAGTGATTGATCTTCGGCTCTGTAACTTTCAAAGTCAAGAAGTTATCAATGACTTTCATTTGTTCACTTATCCTTTTACTGTCTGCCTTCGAAAGTCTTAATTCCCTCAAAATCACTCTCTCTCTCGCAAGATCATTGTCAATCTCACATTCGATTGTCGAGGATATCTTTTCTCCAATCCCTGCTATCAAATCACCATCTTCAGTTGATGGGTAATAGTTCACAATGTCATGTGACAATATGTTGTGCATGGTGTCTCTAAAAGTTATCACTTTAAGTTCAAACCTTGCCTTTTCTGTGTTGAATGACAACTTTAGAGTTACCTTTGGATCATATTCAAGACCATCAACTGTTGAAAAAGGAACACCGTTAATGAAGCCAACTTCTGCTGTCCCTAGATCATATCTCATTGCTGGTGGCTTTCTTGTGTCTGCAATTATGCCTTTAAGGTGGTGCGAAGTTAATTTGACAATTTCAGTTTTATTTGACCTCAACATCTTCTCGCTGTTTGTTGTCACTTTCACAAGATAATTGTTCCGAATGTGGTAATACACTTTCAAGCTAGATATTGTTATCATCAACACACCATCCGAAGTGAACTTCCCTTGCTTCACTTGCTGTGGGTTTATCCAATATGCTGCCGGCTGTTTAGTGTCCCTGATCCTGTCGAATATGATGTCTCTTTCATAGTCACTTAGTAATTTTGATGATCTGCCATCCAGAAAACCATTTGCTAGAGACAAGGTGCTAAGAAGTTTGTCTTGCTGCGTGACACAATTTTCCATCAGGCTATTTGTGGTTGACAAGACACACATAATCTTCTCTCCCATTCCATATGGTGATGATCCAAGAACTTTTATTATGGTTTTATCGAAAGTAGCAGTCTGCGATGACCTTCCTTTAACAACCCCTTGTAATATGAGTCTGTTTCTGTTTGAATACGAATATGAGAGAAAGCTGCACAGCATTGAATTTGAATTGCTCTTGTCTGGGCCCCGATGAAGAACTTTAATAATCTGATCCTTGACCTCGTACATGCTCAAATTGTTGTAGAAGTCAAGAACATTGACATCCCCGTACATTGATTTGTAAACTCGCCAGGATTCTAGTGCTGAGTCCCTCAACCAGTCAATCATCTTCATGTACTTGGAGAAACATGAAAGAGCAACAGCTTTCTTCACAAATTTGTTTTTGACATTGTACCATGCTGTTTTTATTGACTCTATCAGAGAGCACTCAAACATTAGGTCACTCCTATTGAAGTTTATACTTCTGATTTTCCTGCTATTCCTTCTATCATAGTTATCAGGTTGAGCATTCATCATCTTAAGCATTATGCTCTCATAAGTCAGATGTTGAGGGAAGAACTTTTTGAAGTCTTCGAAATCAGCGTCGAGTGATTGCCTGTCGCAATCAGTCAAGAGTTTAGTTAGAGAGCATTTGTATTTCTCAGAGGAACCATCAAGCTTCTTTGTTCTGACAGACAAACAAGCTGTCTTCAGCACATATACACCGCTTGCATACATTTTTGAAGACGTGTCAAAAGAAAATGTCTTAATAACACCAGGTGTGAAGCATTTAAGGATGACCGAATTGTAGACTTCAGAAGGTGATTCTGGTGATCTGAATATTGCTGGAATATAACCAACTTGAGGATTCAAAAAGTCCTTAGTGTAGAAATCAATAGCTTCTATCTTCTTCGAAACTAGTTCATTTTTCCTAATGAAATCTTTGTATTTCTTTGCTTCTCCAAATAGTAAAGAGACGAATATTTCAATGTCTCCCATCTCTCCTTCAGCATACAGATTATTCCTAAACCAATTCTCTGTCCTCCGCATCTCAGGCATCATTTTTAAATTGTAATATTTAGTGAACCTGAAGCCAAGCGTTGTTGATATTATTGGGTGAGATAGAATGTAGAAATACGACATTGGAGATGGGTTCCTCAGCATCAACGCAATAGCCCCTTCAAGCTCAATTCTCAACATTGTATGAGATCCCAAGCATTCATAATGCATGACCAAGCAACATATCTCATGCTCTGAGACACACTCAGTGGTCGCACCTTGAGATAACATTTCGCTGAGAAGGTTGTGGTCCATCAATTGTCTATCAGTGCAACTCTGAGAGTATTTATGCGTTGCCACTGCCTTACTTGTCTTGAGGAGAACAAACTGTAGTGTGTTCTTTGTGTACCACTGGGAATTCATCTCCATTATTCCGTTTAGATTCCTCATGGTTGATTTCTCATCCGACACCTTCGCGTTCATTCTCGGGTAACTTGCTTTTAAGAAAGCACTAGTGCAGTTGGCAACATCGACCATGCAACTTTGTATCTTCATTCTCTGGGCTTCAGTTTTGTACCAGAATATTATGCTAGTCATTCTGCATGCATCATCTGATGTGCACATCGTGCTAGTCTGAGAGTAGAAAGAACCCTCCTTGTAATTCTCATTCAATCTTTTCTTGACTATGGTTTGAATGTTTCTTGCAACTATCAAAAGATGCGAAGCGTGCAAAATGGTTGAGGTGTAATGAAATATTCCCTGCATCATATTGCTAACATTTTTTAGAAACATCGAGAAATAGTCGATTAGGTCGTTGTCGTCTTCCTGTCCAAGGAACTGAGATTTAAGTATGTTCATTTCTGCAGAAGTCATACTATCTCTCTCTCTCAGAAAGTCTTTGGCAAACTTCTCGCAAAGTGTATGAGGGAGTTCAAACTTTTTATCAGAAGACATGTTCAGCACGCTGATAATATGGCAAAGAATCTTTTCATCAATGAAGTCAAAACCTTCAGCTTTCGAGCCGCCAAAGAGTCCACAGAAGAAAGAACCAAAAGTCCTCATCGTAAATCTCTGGCACCAGGTCTGCATGTCAAGAGAGTCTGTTGTTGTTAATGTAACAAACTTCTTGCCTGAGGCAGTCATTTCCTCTTCTTTTGCCTTGATCTTCTTGTAATGAGAAAGAATGTAATCTGTCTTTTGCGATCCTTTCGTTAAAAACTCATTTGGAAGCTGCTCTGCAATAAACCTTGATATCTCTTCAACTGAAGATATCAACAATCTTGACAAAAACTCCAGAACTATGATTTCTCTTGTACCCGTTATTTGGAGTTTCTTGAAAAGATTAGCCCTTATTCCTCCTTTGTTAGCAATGAGCTCTCTTATTTTCCTGAGGTGATGATATGGTCCTTGATGATCTTTGAATTCGTTCTCCAAATATCTTAAAACCTGCTCTATGCATTTTGGTCTTTTCATGTCTTTATGTTCATTGAAATCCAGTTCACCGGTGGATTTGTACTGACTATCATCAGCTGATGCTTTGAATGTGGCAAACTCTGACCAAGATTTGTCAGAAAGCCTCTTCATCAATCTAAAACGCCAACCAGGGTTCTTGCTATCAAGCAACTTTCTCACAGTTTTGCCCATTGAAGTCACATGTGCAGAATCATACTCATGAGATCTCAATATTGATGGGTCCTCTGAAATTTCCTTTTGAACATCATCAGTCTGAAGAACGCCAGAATACTCGAGCCTGACATCTCTCATCTTGATCTCTTCAGAAACAATTTTTGAGTAAATTTTGAAAATTCCATGATTGAACTCAGATTTGTCTTTGTTGTGGAACCAGGATACATACATTATGTTGATGCTAGCCTCAAAGTGAGGGAGTCTACTCAAAGAGCAGAAAGAGAACTGCTTTATCTCTGTGTCCTTTGAGATTGCAATGGTTTCAGCAAGTTCTCCATCAGAGTCTTTTAGAACGTCAATACTAACCTCATCGTTCCTAACGAATGTATCTGAAGACTTTGAAAGCTTCATTGCTTCAATGATTCTGTTTAAGAGGAAAACATAGTACCTTGACCTCAAAGTTGTTCCAAATTTCTTCAAGGGCGAGAAAGGATTTGAGATTGAGTTTGGATCACTGCCTTTCATGTACATGAACCTGACATTTGAGACATTAGTACTTGTTACTTCTTTGTTCTCAAGTTCCATTATATAGCAAACCATGATCTCTGGTCCGCAAACCTTGAAGATATCTTTAAGGCTGGCGCTAGTTCTGATCTCGAATATGTTTTTGAAAGCAGAGACCTTTGCCACTAACTTTGATAGGCATGACAAGCTGACTGACAAATCATGTTCTGATGTGTACCTAAAAGGTGAGATCAAATAATCGCCATTCTCTATCATCTCAAGGAAAGGCAGACCGTACATTCTGTCAACTTTATCCTTCTTCGTAATCATGCTCCAAAATATTCCCTTCTTACAATTCCGAACGCAGTAATAAAAGGGGAGAGTCTGGGATCCGTAAACGTAAAAAGTATCAGACCTTGTTGGCTTTCTCAGACACAAATTCAACTCAGAAGAAATGGTGGCAATGCAGCTGCTGATCTTCCCCAGTCTTGACCCTGAAATTTCATTGAAAAGTGGCACACCTCTTGGGTTTACTCTTTTCGTGTACGTAGAAAGCAGTCTTAGAATTACTCCTTCAGTTGGCCTCTCTGTGTTGTGGTTGTCAAGAATATCAGAAAATCTGCCTTTACTCATCACAAGTTCTTCTATATCAGATGTGTCCACATCAAACTTGTATGCTAATTTTGATTGTTCTTGGGCAATGATTTTCTCCTCACATTGGTCAAACCTTTTACCGAAGATTCCAACTGCCGACAAATCGTGACCAATGTCAGTGTCCAGGTCACAACTGAACCTGTTTCTTCTGTTGAGCATTGGGTCCTTCTCCTTCACCTCTCCCTCTCTGATAATTTCAAACGGATCCTGATGAACCGCCTCATCAAAACCATTTATTACCTTGTTGTTTATCAGTCTCGACCAAACTTTTGACTCAATGGTCATGCCTTCAGTCATACCAGTCAAATCGTCAAAGCAAATTGGTTCACATGCCTTGAATATGATAGCTGGGAAAGGTATTATGGGTTTCGCAGTTTCCTTTTTATTCAAAGGGTTTGACTCAAGTGAAGATTTGAACTTTCTCTCGTCAAGCCCTCCTGCCTCCTCATTTATGAAATTTTCAACCATCTTGCTAGTCAGGGTGTATTTCGGACTTGGGTTTTGCTGCGATTCTTGAATAAATTTCTGATCCATGTTCATCTTGCTCTTGGACTCAATTAGCTCGGTTGGCCAACCAATTAAGAAATTCTCAACATCCTTGACTGTGGTCTGACCTTCAATATTCATGTCAGAAAATTTACTGGCAATCTGTTGAAGTTGGAGACCAACCCTGTATGATATGATTATCTTCTTTGCAGATTCAGTTGATATCTTGAAAGATGATATCAGTGAACTTGGACCGACAACCATCACAAGGAATCTTGTGTCTATGTTCCTTATTTTCTCTCCGCGATCATTGACCACTGCTGGCATGTAAAGACCGTATGCTCTCTGATAAGTTGACTTTATGTCGCCCTGTGTAGTCTTGACCTCGAGTAAATAGTTACTATCAACTAGCAAAAGCGCATCCGGTGAGTATTTGTCAAAGTCATCACCTTCATGGAAGCCCGATTCTGAAAAAGTAGGATCTTTTTCTCTGTGATCAACCAAATGGCTCAGAACAAGATCGTGAGGAGCAGATTCAATTCCACCAACATCTCCTTTCCGTTCGTAAAATCTGTACAAATTCTTATTGTGAATGACAGGTTCTAATTGGAGTTCTACTGCCGGACTAACTAAGTCAACAAACTTGACCGGTTGACCGTTCACATCCTCCTCGCCAAAACTTGTTTCAATGCTTATTTCTGGTTCGTCCTCATAAGAATAATAATGAGAATTTGAGATGGATGAGTCTTCCGAAATGTTCAGGGGGTTTATCAAGGAGTTCTGAAGCGCTGGCTTTATGACCCTTTGACTGCCACTCATTGATTTTACAATTGTTTTCCTATGTCC